ACTGACGGGATGCCAACGCTCGAAGAAGCTTTCGTCCGTCTCAAGTGTGCGACCTAATCCAAGTTCGATTTGTTGAGAGGTAACTTATAGTGTTAGTTTCAAAAGATTGCAAAATCAGCCAGTGCTCAACAGTGACCGCTGGCGCAGCAGCAACGACCGATATCAACGCCACGTCTGTTGATATGGCAAACTTTGAGTCGGTTACGTTTATCGTTCCAATTGGGACGATTGTTTCAGGTGCAGCCACAAGCATTAAGGCTCAGGGGTCAAGTGACAACTCGTCTTTCTCGGACTTGGTTGGTACATCGCAAACGATTGCTGACACAGACGACGACAAGACGTTTTACATCACGATTAACAAGCCGACCTATCGCTACGTGCGAGCGGTTGTCGATCGTGGAACGCAAAACGCCACAGTTGGCGGCATTATCGCCGTTCAAACTGATCCGCGAACAGTGCCAACGACTCACGGAACTAGCGTTTCTGGTGAAACTCACATTTCACCAGCGGCTGGAACTGCTTGATGAAAGTTCGAACACTTAAACGAGCGGCTGGTGCGGTTAGTTTCGAAGCTGACCGCATTATCGAACTAGCTGACGAGCTTGTGCAAAGTTTCGTTGATGCTGGTGCGGTCGAAGTCGTCGAGTGCTCGATTTCAGTGGCTAAACAAAATGATGACGACCCGACGCAATGGGAAGTCACCACTACGTTTACGGAAGAAGCGGAACCGGAGCGACCAAAGCGAAAGCGAAAGTAGCACATGGGGCTAAAGAGAACCGTCGATCCAGTATTGTTAGTAGTGCCTCTCAGTGAGGCGAAAAAGCAATGCGAAGTCGGCGAAGATGACACGACGCACGATAGCCACATACTGCGTCTTATCAAGGCGGCGACGAGTGATGTCGAAAGACACACTCGCCGCGCTCTGATAACTCAAACATGGCGATTGGCGCTAACCCAATTTCCGTATTCGAGTGTTAACAAAAGCCGAGTGTATCTACCTCGTCCACCTTTGCAGTCGATCAGTTCAATTACTTATGTTGACGACAACGGAACGACGCAAACGCTTAGCGCTAGCTTGTACCAAGTTGCAACCGACACAAAGCCAGGTTTTGTAGAACCAGCACACGGCGAATCGTGGCCAGTTGTGCGATCAGAGACAGCGGAAGCTATCAAGATTACTTACCTGGCTGGTTACGGAAGTGCGACTGATGACATTCCAGATGAGTTCAAAAACCTAGTTTATGAGTTGGTTGCGTTTAGGTTCTTTAGTCGTGGCGATGTGAATGCAGAGATACCAAAGCATATTCAGTGGTCAATGGACTCGCTGAAATGCGGTGCGAAGTACGAATATTACGGGATCAAGGGTTAATGGCTGGAATTGGTTCAGTAGCTCGACAGAATGTAGCCAAAATGCGGCACCGGATAACGGTAATGCAGGCCACTTCAACCGTCGATAGCTCACGGCAGCCTGTCGTGACTTACACAACGGCCAGATTTGCAAACGAACCAGCAAAATACGAGCAGGTGAGCGGCGGTGAGATTGTTCGCGGTCGGCAGATTGAAGCGGGTGTAATCGCTTTGTTTACAGTCAATTATCGCGCCGGTTACGTGCAAACGGATCGGATCACGTTCGACGGTCAAGTGTACGGCATCCATCGAATGCACAAACCAGACGGTGTAAAGCGGTTCTTAGAGATTCATTGCAAGGCGGCTCCAGTGTGAGCAGGCAAACCAATAAAGTAACAGTCAAGATTGAAGGGGCAGAGTCGCTAATCAGCTTGCTAGAACGCTTACCAAAGCTGGTCGTGATGGCTGGCGGTCCAATGGATAGAGCAGTTCGCAAGGCATCGACGATTGTGGCGGCAAGGGCAAGGCAAGTGGCACCGGATAGTAGCAAGACCGGAACGAGAGACAAGCAAAGCAAAAAGACAAAGGCTAAGTGGCCGAACAAGATCAAACGAACGATTAAAACGAAGTTGATTAAGTACGACAAGTCAGTTTTGGGAATCATCGGGCCAAAGTCTCCAGAAGGAAACGCAGCACATTTTATGCAAGAGAAGCCAAGGCGGCATGTGCTGTGGGGTAAGGCAACGATGATTCGACAATTCAGAATCGAACGTAACTGGATTACGAAAGCCTTTGACGAAACAAAAGAGCAACAAATGTCGGCGATGGAAGCAAGCTTGAAAGCCGACATAGACGCAAACATGAGGAGTTAGTTTTGTGCCTGCAATGGAAGATGCTCTATGCAGCTACTTACTAACAAAATCGGTTGTTACCAACATCATTGGAACGGGTGCCAGTGCGAGGATTTATGCAATTGTCCTACCGCAAGGCTACAACGTGGACAGTGGCGCGGCGGCAACTTACGAGATTATTAGCTCGACCGAAGAACACACCCTAAGCGACCGATGCGGGTTTGTTCAAAGTCGAGTGCAAATAGCGACCTATGCAAAAACGCACACGGCAGCAATGACGTTAGCGCGAGCAATAAAGAATTGCGGCATAGCTGCACTAAAGGGCGTCAGTTCAAGTGTGGACTTTCGCGGTGTGACAATTGACGATGGCATTCAATGCTATGCGGAACCTCCGACAGACGGTTCAACAGAGTGGCGGTACATCGCTGAATTTGACTTGATGATTTCTTATTTAGAGGAATAGCAAAATGGCGTTGATTGGCGATACAGGCAACGGAGCTACGGCGACATTCGGCACGTCTTCACTCTCTCTTGCGGTTACCAGCATCCAGATAGGTGAAATCTCAATCAACATGCTGGATGTTTCGACTCTTGCTACGACTGACTTTGAGGAAATGAAAGCAAGCGACTTGAAGAAAACGCCAGAGGTAACGCTTAACGTACTATTTGTGGCATCAGCAGCAATTCCAACAGTCGGCGGTGCACCAGAGACAATGACAGTGACGCTTCCGCTGTTTACTGGAACAACAAACGCGGCGACTTTGGCTGGAACGGCTCAGTTCACATCGTTGAAGCTTCCCGACTTGGCAAACAACCAAGTCATGGCGGCGCAAGTCAAGTTCAAGTACAACGGCGACACTGGACCAGCATTTACCGTAGCATCGTAACACTAATTTGGAGCGTATAACGTGGCAGTAGAACTACAAGTGGTTGAGCATACCGTACCAAAGACAACGCGATGGGGTACGGTTCAAAAGTCGCTCAACCAACATATTGTGCGGATCAAAAACGACGAAGGGCAGTTCGTGCATTGCGGGTATGTCGGCGTATCCGACTTTCTGCCATTGTCTGGATTTCCAAAGGAGCTTTGCGAAGAAGTTGCGGCGGTGTGCAGCAAAGAGCTAAATCGCAAGGTTGGGTTTCAAAATCCACCTCCGTCGATAACTGAAATTAACGCAATGGCAGCAGCACAAGAAAGCAGCGAAGACGAATGAGCTTATCGGAACGACTTAGAAAGAAGCAAATCAAGGTTGAGCGAGTGACCGTAGACGGAGACGCTTACGTTGTGACGGGAAAAAGCAAACTTGACCGCTCAAAGATTTACGCGAAAGCACGCCGCAAAGATGGCACCGTTGACACCGACAAGCTCGAAACTGAATTGTTGGTTGAGTGCGTTACGGACGAAGAAGGGACAGTGGCGACTGCGGAAGATTGGAACACTACACCGTCGCACGTCACTGGACCGCTTGTAACGGCGGTTATTGGAGTTTGCGGAATGGATCGAGACGACTTGAAGCGTGAAGACCCAAAAGGCTCAAGCTCAACCGAGAGTTAGATTTTGCGTTTCGGTTGGGCAAAGAACTTGATTTGGAAGATCCAGAGCAATGGCTAGAAGACTGCCCAGATAGAGTTTTTGAAAATTGGGTTGCTGCTTATCGTTTGCGTCCTTTTGGTGACGAGCAAGCCTTACTAGCCAGAGCGGTCAGCCTACTATTTTTGATTGCTTCAAGAGGCCAGCAGTTTGAGCAGGTTTACAAAGCGTCCGACTCCATAATGAAGTTGCTAATGCCAGAGGATTGGATAGGCAACGCAAAAGAAAAGGCGACCATTCCAACCGTTGATATTGAGAACCTAAAAGCAATGAATAAAGTAATCTCAAAGGCGTTTGGATAATGGCGACGACGATCAACAGTTACAGCGTATCGCTTGGCATGGACGCTAGCGGCTATGTCAACGGCGCGGCATTGTCTCGTAGCGAAACGAGGGCATTAATTCGCGACATCGAGTCAGCGCGTACGCCAGCCGAGAACTTCGTTAATGAGCAAAACCGCTTATCAGAAGCACTTCGCAAAGGTTCTATCGAACTAGGCACGTACAACCGTTTACTGCAAGCCAAAAAAGATCAATACGGTTTTGCGGACAAGTCGCTCAAGGACTATGCGTCTTCACTTGTTGGGCCGCTTACCGTTGGATTAACTGCGGTCACTGGTGCGACACTTGCGGCAACTGCGGCTGGTGTGGCTTTTATATCGCACATGAAAAGCACGCAGGACGCTATTGACGATGTAGCCGACTCAGCCAACAAACTTGGCATTAGCTACAACGAATTAACCGGACTGCGTTTTGCTGGTCAAGAAGGCGGAGGCTTAGACGCTGGAACGGTTGACGCTTCGATTCGAAAGATGCTTGTCAACATTTCGAAAGCGGTCGATGATCCAGGCAACTCAATCAATAAAGCGTTCCAGCGACTCGGCGTAAATGCTGGAGACCTAATGAAAGCCGGTCCGACAGAAGCTGTAATGAAGCTCGCCGATGGAATGCAAGGCATAAATAGCCAAGCCGACAAACTTGCTCTTGCCATGGAAGTTTTCGGCAAGTCTGGCATCGAAATGGTTACAACGCTCGAAGGTGGACGCGATGCCATTTCCGAGGCTGTAGAGTTTCAGAATAGATGGAACGGATTGACTGACGCACAGGTTGTTGCAGTTGGCGCGAGTAACGACGCTTGGGATCGAATCAGCGTAGTAATTGGTGGGATAGGTACAAAACTAGCAGCGGAAATAGCTCCAGCGTTTTTAGTGATTGCCGAAAGCGTTCTGCAAACAGCCAGCGAAATTGATTCAATTGATGAAGCAATGCAGATGGTTGTAAATACGTCTGCTTACTACATCGGGCAATTGAAAGACATCGCAGAACTATTTATTGCAATGCCAATGATGCTGACAGGTGGCGACACTAGTTTTGCGTTTGATCTAAGCAGCGGACAAAAGGCGATGCAGGCTGTTATTGATAAGCGAATGGAGCTTGAAAACGCGGCTATCAAGGATCGAACTTTGCTTGATATTGACGCTGTAGAAAAGGTGTCTGACACTGCGTACAACGCAATGATGGACCGTGTTCTAGCCGAAGAACAAAAACGCATTGATATGGAAAACAGGCTTGCACGTAACGCATTGCAGGCGGCTGAAAAAGTATTTGAAAAGCAACGAACGGACGCCATAAAGCTACGTGACGAAATTGCCAAAGGTCCAGGCGGCGGGATTATGGCCGACAGTAACGAAGCGGCTAAGTTCATGGCGGACCAAGTGAACAAATCTTTGGCTGGCGATTCCGTTACAGTTCCAGGTAAGCCGACAGACGAACAGATACTAGAGGAAACGGCTCGACAACGTGAACTGCTAGAAATTGCCGATGCACGCGAAAAGGCCATGCTTGTTGCACTTGAAAAGATGGCCGCTAAACCAACCGAACTAGCGAGGGCGCGATAATGGCTAGTTGGATAGTAGACGGAAGCGAAAAGCGCGGCGGCGAATGTTCCGTATCGTCGTCAAATGGAATGCCTGTACTCAATGAGACTTACCATTTTATAATTGAGTCTGACAGCAAGTACACAGCACGCATCGACATACTTTACGAAACGCCACTATTTCCAAAGGTCGGTCAAACTCAATCGGCTTACGGCTTAACTACTTGCGTTGGCGTCGATGCTAACCGTCGCGAAAACAACCCATTTTTGTGGGATGCATCGGCTACGTTTTCCAGCGAAGTCGAAGAAGGTCAAGACGGTTCATCAGGCGGCCAAGACCCAGCAGCAGACCCAGTTACATGGGTGCCAGTCTACGAAACCAAGTTTGAACGATTGCAGGAAGTTGTAACAAAAGACTTTGCTGGTACATCGGTAGCAAACTCTGCTGGACAACCGTTTCAAACTGGTTTAACAATCGGACGGTTTATACCGATCTGGGAGTTCTGGCAATTCGAACCAGCAACCGTTACAGACGAGCAGTTGATAGCACGCAACGAGACAGTGAATAGCGGTACGTTCAAAGGTCGCGCTGCAAAGTCCTTATTGCTTACGATACTGAGTTCAAGAGTTGGCTACTACTACGGACAACGCAGGCGGCTAACGCACTATTCGCTCAAGTACAACTCTCGCCTATGGACCCACAAACGCCTTGACGTTGGAAGCCTTTGGAAGCAGAACGGATCGTCAAATCTGATTGATGCAAGTGTTGACAATCCAACTGGGCAGATAATCGGACTTGATGGAACTGGCGAACCGGCTGCGGGCTATGACGGCGCGACAAACAAACCTGGACTAACGATAACCGCTCCATCCGTTTTGAGCTTCGACATTTACGATTCAATCTCTTTTTCATTCTTGCGGGTGTAGTATGCCACTGACTTCGATAACAGCGGTTAGGCCAACGGCTAATACAGTTTCAAGATTAATGCTTTACGGCGCGACCATTGGAATTGCTCAACCGGTTTATCAAGACGCGACCGACAACAATGAAGCCAAGTTGGCAGATGCAAATGCGTCAACTGCTACGGCTGCGGCTGTTGGAATTGCGATCACTCCAGGGGTCGATACAGGATACGGTTATGTTGCAACTGGTGGTTCTATCGTCTTGGTTGGAACTACGATGGTAGTTGGTCAGCAGTATTTCGTTGGTCCAACCGCAGGCGAGATAATCGAATCGAGCGAACTCGCAACCGGCGAGCGTGTGACTTTGCTAGGCGTGGCGGCATCTACAACACAACTAGACCTAACCATCAAAGCCACTGGCATAACGAGGGCTTAGTATGCCTGGCGACGATAAGGTTTACGGCTTTAACAAAGACGATACCATTGAGTTAATTAACTTGATTGGTAACGCTGATGGTGAGTTTCCGGAGGGACCATTTAGGACAACCTTCGGCGGTGATCGAAGCCTAGTGATGAAAAGTCCAGGCGGTGGAATTGCGGCTCGTAGTGGGACGACAGTATCAAGCGCGACATGCACTGTTTGGAATCGCTCAGGTTCAACACTATCTGCTGGAACCAGGACCGAAACCGTCTACAACCTAAGCAC